TGGCCGTTATTCTGACCATCTGCTCCTCAAATTGAATCCAAGTTTTGATGGAATCTTTGATGAAACGGAAAGTCATCGCTGCTCCAAGAGTGGCGATGCCAAGAGTCAGACCAGCAACGGCTTTCCTAACCGCCTTCATCGACTTTGAGAGTTTGTTTTCAAATGTTTCAGATGACTTCCCAGCCGCCTCCAACTCCTTGGTGAGTTGCTTCGCGTTAGCGGTGATGATGACCTTCATCTTGGAGGTGGCATCTACCATCGGTTCACCTCTTCATCCTCGCCTTCGCTGCCGCCTTTTTGTTGGCCGCGTTCTGCCGAGAGTTCGCCTCGTTGTAGGCGGTCCACAGAAACAATGCATCCCGAGGGTCCAAGTCCCGCCACTCGTCGGGAGTCATCCCGAACTCTTTGAGGAGGTGAAACAAGAATTGGCCCTGTTCGTCCTGAGCAAATGTCAGGATTCCCCCAGCGCACCACCACCGACGGCGGCAGTGACGCGGGTTGAGAGTTCGCCCATGAAGGCAATCGGGAGTTGTTGGAACTTCCCCCAAGTGAGTTTTGAATCACATTTGGCAAGCATCTCAAAGACCATTCGCATCCCGAGATATTCGTTGCGGTCATCACCCGATTTGCCCGTTGCTTCGGGGTGGGTTTTGAGAGTCTGATATTCGTTGGCACTGAGAGGCATGACGTTGATGGCATCCACTCCCATGTCGAGTCCTCGGACATCGACTTCAATCGGTTGGGAGGCTCGGTCAATCGCAGTGTCAATCCATGACATTGGGTATCGAGCCGTTCCGCCGGAGTTTGAAGGTTGTTCTCAGATGTCGAGTCTGACATCAACTCTATCAGGATGCGTCGCGACTCCAAGACAACCCCTCAAATGAGGCGTTAATCATCAGCGCACCTTCGTTCCCCGCCTCAAGGCCCTCAAGGGCGAAGTCCGTCAAGACGCAACCGGAAGCAGTGTAGGTGTGAGTCCCAGCAGAGTCAGCATCAAAAGCGATTAGTAATTCTGTGTCGTTCTCAAACCAGTCGTAGATGACCTCGTCGGAGAGTCCCCATGCCTTCTTGAGAGTCCCACTGACGGACTTCAAACCGCGTGTGTTGGCGGTGGGTGTGTTTCCACCCAACGCAACATACTTCCCAGTGGCAGTAGCCATGGTCACATCACCCGAAACCCAGCCGACAATTGTGCCGCTAACGGTTATTTTCCCAGTGACGCCAGTGAATGCATGGACAGCCATGCTCACCTTGCTTCATTCGGTGGTTCTTAACGGTCTCGGGCTGTGTCCCCCGCCGTATTCGTCTTCCGGTGGGCCTTGGGTCCCCTGAGAACCTTGGCGCGCTCTATGCGCTCCTTTTCCAATCGCTCCAACAGAGGTTTGGGTTTGATGTTTCCATCGACTTTGTCTACCTGATACCATCCGGGCCTGCGTCCCTCCTGTCGCTCTCGGTCACAGAGGTCGCAACGGTGGTCACTCTCGACCTCGTGTTGCTCTGCTCCTAACCTCGTCATCTCGGAGACGAACTGGTTCCGGGTGTCGGTGGTGGGAAAAACCACAGGGATGACGCACTTCCGATTGTGGACTAAGCATTTGCACTTCCACTCGTCGTAGCAGGTCAGGATGTCCCGACCTCGTTTTTTCTTCTTACGTCGTGTCATCCAAACGCCACCGTCGAGTTCATTCCGAGAGGGTGTGGAGTCTCGGAGGTGATAGTGAGAATCTCTTCCATGTGGTCAGTGATGAGTTCCCAGTCCAAATGCCTGACGGCCCAGTTCCGACAGACCTTGCTTTTGGAAGCAGTGGCAATTGGGTCCGTAGCCGCAGCGAGCATCGCCTGAGCAAGTCCGTCGATGTCTACGAGACCCATGTTCACTCCCCACCTCGGACCACAGATTTCCTCGGAACAACTCACCAACCAACCACGTTCTGTCTCAATCATCTTACTGGCGTCAGTAGGCCCTCCTCTCGCGCGCGCAGGTGCGCCCGCGTGTGTGAGCGGCGGTCCAACCAACTCGGGTCCGGTAGAATTGTCAGGGAGAATCACCGGGATTCCACAGGCGAGAGCCTCGGCGGTTGGGACTCCGAACCCCTCTCCCCCTGTCGCGAGGACATGGACATTGGCACATCCGTAGAGGAGAGCGAGTTGGTCTCTGTCCAATCCGAATAATGGATTGCCTTTGTCAGTGAATCGGACATTGTTCTCAATACCCATTTGTTTGACCATCAGAGGTAGGTTCCATCCACCCAAACCAGCCGAGTCTGAGGCATCCCCACAGTGAAACAGAAGACAGTGTTTCGCGGGGTTCTCTACCTGTGTCAATACCTTGGCGAATGCTTGGAGGAGACGGGGGTGTTGTTTTCGATTGGTGTTCTTCCCGACAGAGAGGTAGATGAAGTCAAACGAGTTTAATCCAATATTATGACGGGTCTCCACTCGTTCTTCATCAGTGAGAGGTTTGAACATCTCAGTATCGACTCCATGGTAGAGAATAGGCCCTGCATCCTTGTGATAGCGGTCGAGCATGGGGTCTCGTAGGAGACCCTTGTCCCCGGTTGAAGAATAGGACTCAATGAACTGTGTGAATATTTTGTTCCCATACCGACTCATCCACAAAGGAGTGTGAACCAGTTTCAAAACGTCCTTCCAACCATAGGAAATGGGATGTCCGTCGATGGGAAGATAAGCCACATAGGGAATATTGGCGAGGTTGGTGCTACGCACTGCATGTCCGGTGAACCAAGGGTCACATAGGGAGACGTAGATGTCAGGACGAAGGGTCTTGAGGTGGTAATCGAGGAGGGTGAAGTTATCCCCTAATTTGTCACTCCCGTAGCCATCCAAACCAGCATGAACGAGAGTCCAGCCCTCCTCGTGTTTGAAGTCCTCACCGTTGTAGCCCCAGCCAATAACGAAGACCTCGTGACCTCTCTCACAGAGTCGCTTGATGATGTTCCGAGTGACGACTGCAAAGCCAGTTGGTATCGTGGGGATTTCCGACCCCCAAAGAATCCGGAGTTTGCTCATTAGCCCAAGTCCGAATCTGCGGCTTCTTCATCCTTGTCCTGACTACGCCACTCTCGCTTTTGCTCTCTGAACCTCTGCCGACTTCTCCGTTCTCTCGCGCTGGTGTAGGTGTCGTCGTCTCGTTCGGGTCTTCCCCCTACGTCTTGAAACACAGATGTTCCATTCTCCTTGGACTCCTCGTAGTGGTGTTTCCGATGGCAGTTGGCACAGACTACTTTGCACTTAGCGACCTCTTCCATAATCCGTTTCTTAGCATAGCCCTGCGCGACCATGTAGGAGACGAGGTCCCGCTTGTTTTCGGGGTGAGTGTGATGGAACTCCATGGCCCATGGATTCTCTTTTCCGGTGATGCCACAATCGACACAAATCAGAGTTCGCTTGTAGTCTGTGAACCACTCTCGTAGTTCGCGTTTCCGTTGTCTGACTTTGATTTTGATAATCTCACGCTTCTCGGGATTGGAGTAATATTCACGGAAATATTTCTGCTGGTATCGGCGTTTATCAGCCGGGTCTTTGAACGGCATCCATCCCCCTCAGAGGGATGCATATTCAGCAGAGGCCAAGAGCGACTCACATACCTCTTCCCGAGTCATGGTCTTGTGAAACCATATACAGGCTGAGTAGTGTGTCAAACCAGCCCTGTCTGCTTCTCTTTGGAGGATTCTCTCGTAGGCAAGACTGACGAAGTCATCATCACTCATATCTGCTGCATCGGTTATGATGGCGGCCACATCAACATCAGCAGAATCTCCTGTTGAATCTTCGGCATCCGGGTCGTCCCAATCCACGACTGGTTCCAGTCGGGCTACGAGGTCGGCTTTCGTTCCAGTTGCGGCCACATCATATTGTTTGGCAAGTGCAACCAATTCGGCTTTTTTGAGGTCCATTAGTCCCATAATGCCTACACGATTTCCGAGGGTTCTTAACGATACAGTTCAAGACCTACTCATTCCATCGAATCTGAACTGTGATTTCTGACTGGAAACCAGTGAAGTCGTTCTTCTCCCGGTCAATACCACTGGTTGCCTCGTGGAGCAGAATTGAACGACCTTCCGTAGCGTTCAGGACCCTGACCCAGTGGTAGTCGTCAATACCGTCAGTAGGAATGGTGAGAGTCTGATTGTTGAGGACCTCCATGGTCTTCCGAAAGAGACCCCAATGACCAGTCCGAGTATGGTGGTAGAGGGTGATTTGGTAGTAGGCGGTGCTGATGGCTGGACGGGTTTCCGAGTTGCCTCCTGTGAGGTTGATTGCCTCGTTCTCCGAGTAAATCGAAGTGACGCAGATTTGGTAGGCCTTCTGCTTCTTGAACTCAAGCCATCCTGTATTCACGGTTGGGTCCCAAGTCCCATCAGGAGAGGTCATGTTGTCCTCAAGCAGAGTCGTGAGCATCGCATGTGGGTCCGTGACTGGGACACCGGTGTCGGTTATCGCCACTGGCTCACCCGCCGTAGGCTCCTCTCAATCCATACGAGGCAACGGCTACTGGGTTATCCTGTCTAATTTGACGGAGCCACCAATCGAGTTCGCCCTCGGTGGACTTGAGGAGTCTCGCCCACATCTCCTTGACGCGCTCCATGCAATTTTCATCATTGAGAGTGGCTCTCGCGGCGGCTCTCACGACCCATAGGATTGTCGCCATCTTCGCATCAGCAGGTGCAGCACTCTCACCGGAGATGTAGTCCACTTTGAATGACCCCGCACCGATGTTGTCAGCCCACTGTCCATGGAACCTGATGATGCCAGCCTCTTGGTCTGCGAGCCAGTAGTCATCAGAGTTCCGCGTCCTCCCTTGAGTGAGAACAGTCTCGGTCCCGCTATCAGACACGGTCCATGCGTTCGTGATGGAGGCCACCGGCCTGAGACCACAGACGACATGCCGAAGCCATTGGTTCATGTCGAAATATTCTGACACTGAGAGTTGGCCTGCAATTTGCCTACCGGCGTAGGTATCAATCATCCTCGATGCGTTGGAAATCATCGTGGCGATTTGAGTCTCCGTAGGACCCATGTCACCACTGGCAGTGCCGAAGTCAATTCCCGAATAATTCTCGATGTCGGCGAGGGTGCAATAATCGAGTGCGGTTTGGCTGGACGAGTCAATGATGAGACCGCCCATCGTGAATCCTGCGGATGGCATGGGTCTTCGTCGAACCTCGCGGTTCTTGAGCGATGCGGAGGAATCTCCCCGGACCTTGACCTACTGGTGTCAGTAGGTCCTCGGCGTGGGTAAAAATCGACGAAATAGGGTCAAAAAGTAGTCAGATTTGGAAAGCATTGATATAGGGGAGGTCCCCCCTGCTGGCTCTACGAGCCAGCAGGAGTTGAGGAGAAATGACGATTTGCAGAACCACGCAGAGAGCCGGGAGCAACAACCCGGAGAACCCCAACAAGAACGTCTGCGCCCTCAAAGTGGCACAGGCACTCGGATGCGCTGACAGGGTTCGCTACCTCCACACATGGAACGACCTCAAAAGAGCGGCCAACAAGGGCGGCTGGTCATTCAGGAGCCGCAACTCCAAGGTCAAGGGGAAGACAGTCGGCGGAGCGCGCAAGGCTCTCGCAGCAATCTCCCAGTCCTCACCCTACATCAAGGCCTACGTCATCCATGTCGATGGTCACGTTCTCCTACTGGACAGAGATGGAAACACCCTCGTAGACACCGCCCCCCGCAAGGCAGACCGCCGGAAGATTGTGAACTGCTACGCGGCCATCGACCCATTACAATGGGACATCCACAAGATATGCCAAGAGTATAACTGAGTCTACCACTGATAGACCTACGGCTACTGGTGTCCAAGACTGACTGGGTTCGTATCAGACTGTGCTTAGGTCCAGTATCTTACAGATGGCGGCAGGGTATCTCACGTTGAAGGCCACATCGACCCTCGGGACCAGCACGAACCTGTCCTTGGTCGGCTCGTCGTGGAACTCGATGCTGAATCTCCTGTCGGCGTTCGTCGGGTTGCCGATGAGGGGAGACCTCGTGTGCAGGACCAGTGCCATCGTCTTCGTGCCGTTGTGTCCACTGGGGACGACTCCGGTGTCGTCGAGGTTGTCCGGCATCACTGCGGTCGCGAATACTCGCACCCCGTAGATTTTGCCGACCTCTCCACTGAGGATGGTCGCGGCGGGTCCGTATTTGTCCACGGTCTGCAACTGGGTCAGTCCGAGTATTTGGACCTCCAAGTTGCGGGAGACTATCATGCACAGGTCGTCGCGGTTCTCCGCGTAGACGCCCAAGTTCTTGATGGCAGTTGCCAACGATGTCGCAGCGAAGGAACCGGCTACTGTGACGCTGGTTGCCGTAGCCAACTTCCGTAGGCCGTCGAACATCAGCAGGTAGTCGTTGTTCGTAGCATTGACTCCACCGGTGTTAGTGCTGGTGTGCCACGCGCCATTGATGTTGTCCGCGTAGGAAGTGGTAGTCACTGTGTCACCGTTTAGGAAGCAGCCCTGCTCGTTGTAGGCGAGCCTGTTTCCGATGTCGTCGCGAATGACGCTGAGTAGGCCCTCAACTCCGTAGGCAATCAGGTAGTTGCCGATGGGGATGTTGGCTATCATCGTCTTGAGGGTCAGCACGACCTCGCCAGTGGCGGGGCGGCTCTCACCTGCGGCTGTGCCGCTCTCAGTAGAGGCGAGGGTCTGCTCGTGGAACGAGACGCTGCCAGTCAGAGAGGGGACGTTCAGAGTGCGGTATGTCATGGGGATGGAAGGAAACACACTTCGCATGAAGTTCTTCTCGTAGACTATCTCGATTATTTCGTCTGCGGTCTCCGTAGGGAGCATGGTCGCACCGGTGCTGGAGGCCACTCCAGCCAATGCTGCTTTAACTCGCTCCACGACATCCGTGAATTGTTCTTGGTCTTCCATATTTTCAACTTCCATTTTTTTCTTTCGTTCGACTCTAAGCCCTCTGCTCGATGTTGGCGGATAGCCATGAGGCCAGTCCGTTCATCCCCTTCGTCATATTGGGCTGCGGGTCGAATCTGTTGGCGTCGTCGGAGGTGTCCTCCTCGACGGGTGTAATGCTCTTGCGAGCGGGTGCGGGGGCATCAGTGGCAGCAAGTCTCTCAGCGAGCCTGCGCTCAATCTCTGCTTCCATCTCTGCCTCCTTCGTGCGCGCTTCTTCTGCGGCGCGGAACTCGGCTATCTCTGCCTTGAGTGTGGCGACCTCATCTTCCGGCTCCTCAGATGCGTTCATGCTATCGAGGGTCTCCATGATTGAGTTAAGTGCCTTGGCAACTTCGATTAGAGCCTCTCGGGGGCTGGGCATCTCTACCTCTTTCTCTTCGTGGGCGTCCTTGGTCTCAACGACTGCCTCCACCGGAGTCTCAACTTCCGCAACTTCAACCGAAAGCGTCTCTTCGGCTTCGGTGTCGGCTGTGATGGTGTCCAACTCTTCGGTAGTCATTGAGTCAAAGCCCTCTCCGACGGGGTTCTTAACGGTCTTGGTGTCTGAGTCCCCTGAGTCATAAGCCTCGACTTCCATGGGCGTTCCCGTCGTATCAACATCCGCATCGTCCTTCTCGTAGGTGATGCTGATGAAATCCTCATCCTCTTGGATTCGGACCACACGGTTCTCTGTGGTTCCGGAACAATCCTTGTTGCATCCACATCCACAGTCTTCGGACTTACTGGTGTCAGTAAGTGACTCAGCCCACTGAACAGATTTCGCAACGGAGAACAGAGCGTCCGGAGATGCTGGAACATCGACGATGGAAGTCTCGACCCAGTCGATTTCTGTGAACTTCATGTAGCAGGATTCCTCATTCTCGTCACAGACCTTGACCCCAGCCTTGGCGATGAAGCCGATGGAGAAGGCCTTGAGAAATCCCTTCTTGATTTTGCGAGTGATGTCCTTCTCCCCGCCGTCGATGACAGCAGTGCCGATAGGGACATCCACGCCATTGAACTTCCCCATTTGTAGACCGACCATCCGACCGATGACTCCGTAGGTCTTGGAGTGGTTGTAGAGGATGACTGGGTTGTTTGAGTAGGCTCCCCACGCGCGCATGATGGCGGCAGTGGTGACGAGTTCGTCGTGACGGTCCAGCATATCATCGGACCCGACGTAGACGGGACCTCGGATTTTGACATCACTGAATCCATCAGAGGCCTTCTCGTCGTAGAAGAATGGGCTACTGACTTTGTAGTGAATCTCAACTGGAATCTCTTTCCATGGGATAGCATCGAAATCGGCTTGGTCCTCAATGACGACTGCATTATCCAGTGTGGGCATCGTCTTGCCGTCAGTCATGGTGGTTATTGACGAATCGGGTTGGTCTCCGGATTCTTTACTGGCCTCAGTAGGCGCGTCCTCGCGCGCAGGCGCGCGTGTGTGTGCGCGAGGCTCAGTCAAGTGGAGGCCACCTCCCTCCCTCGGGCCAGTTGGAGATGGATTTCACTTGGAAAGGAACCGAAGAGAGTAGTTCATTCTTGTCGATGGCGGCTTCTCTTGGTCGGTCGATGAATTCCATGTCAGTGATGACTACGTCGATTATGTCCTCTGCCGGAGTTCCCTTCAACCAAATGTGCAGTGTGACGGACATCAGATTGTCCCCCGATAGGTTTTGTTGAGATGTTTGAGATTCTGATTGAGGACCTTCTTCATCGCTCCGCGAGAGGCTCTCATCTCCTTGAGTAGAGCAGGCACAAGGTAGGGTCGAGGAGCCACCGTAGAGCCTCTCTGTAATCCCACTGGGTTGAACCTCCCGAACTCCACTGCCGCCGCATACATGACGCCTGTCCCTACACCTCCGAACGAGACGATGCGAACAGGACCGTGTATGCTGTCGGCCTTCTCGATTCTCCCACTACGCCTGAGCGCGCCTGTACGAACGGGAGCATTCTTCTTGGCCGAGGCAAGGATTCTTCCAGCAACGAGGTCGAGATAGGAGACGGTGGATAATGGGATGCCCCTCCCCGCTTTACGGAGGTCCTGCGCGAATCTCCTAAAAGGGTCAGTCATTGAAGCCAGCCCCCTTACCAACTCCAAGAATCTCTGCACCTTCCACATCGGGCTTGAGGATTTCAGAATCGGGCAGTGGCTTCTGTGGAGTGGTCTCGTCGGACGGCTCGTATGGGATGAAGGTGCATCGGCAGTTCGGATGGGCTGGGATGACCCCACCGGACTTGTCGATGGGGTAGACTTCATTCTCAAAGGGAGCGCACAGGTCGGGGTCGGTCTGTGTGTCTATCTCGACAAGTCGCTGGACGAACTGAAACCCAGTTTTCTTGAGGCCGGAGAGGTGAGCGTTCTCAACAATCCGGGCAGGCTCGGTGCGAGCGATTCGACGGTAGAAGTAGTGGGGGTATCGCTTCCCCGAGGGGTCAATTGCATCGCGCATTCTGCGAGCCGCCCAGTCCCATGACTGGGCTTCGGCGTTCATGCGGGAGAAGACCCCAATGACCTCGCTCCTGTATATCCCCAACGTGCGGCGCAGGGCAGGGAGTTGCCAGCGCGCCGCCCAGTAGGACATGGCCTCCGCGTCCCGCGTCCCGAATGCTATCCCTACGCCAGTGTCCTTGGCGAGTTGAGCGAGTGTTGCATCGAATCCCTTGGTCAAGGTAGTGGAGGTTGAGATGGTCTGCTTGTCGAGCAACTCTGTCAGTTCTCTATCGAGGAGGTCCACTGCCCATGTGATTTCGTCTCTCCCGATGGTCGGTCCGAAAGCCGTCGGAGGCGTTCGGGGGGCCTTCTCGATTAGGGTCCCTTTGTTGATGGTGTAGGAGATGCCACTACGCTGGTCGAGATTCATCAGGGACTTGGAATTGAACCTCTCGTTGTAGCGTCTCATCAATCGGTTTGCGAACTCCTTCTGATTGCGGTCGTAGAGATAGACGAGTTCGTCCGTTCCCTCGTTGATGATGGCATCGAACTCCTCGTGGTCGTCAAGTCTCTTGCGAGAAAGGATGGCCTTCATATCGGCGTCGATACCTTCGTCTATCCAAACATCCCAGCCCGGGAAGTTCCCGGCCTTCTCACCCTCTCCTTCGGGAATCTCGGGTGGGGGGAACAGGTCCTCTAACGAAAGGACCTCGTCTCCATCATCCCCGGGACCGACCTCATCGGGACTTTGGGGTTGGTTGATTTGCAGTTTGGGGCTGATGAAGAACGGGTCGTTCGCATCGTCCATGAGGATGAAGTCGAATCCGAGAATCTCCCGCGCCTCGTTGATGGAGATGGCTCCCTCTTGACGAAGGG